CAAAAAACCATCTGAATGAATTCTCTAAATTCTTTGCCGGGACTCTGGCATATTTACCAGAAGACAGTTTTTTATTAGGAAACAAAGACACATATGCCTCTATGTTCTGCATAAAACTATCACCCATTAAAGCTTTAGAAGTTTTTTTCTTTGATTTCTTGAAGTAGCCATCAATTTCTACCATAAATATAATGCTTTTATTTGTCAAATCCAAATCTTCAGACAGCCAATCATTTGCTTTTAGTCTAGTTATTTCCAATGAAGAATTGACAGATTTATCAGGCACAATACCTGCATGAATGCAGTATAGTATGTAGAACATATTAGGTGTGAGTTCTGCTTGACTCATTTTAAAAAAGATTTCTCCCATTACCAGATGATTTTATAGTTATACAAGTGATGTACAGTATCTTTTACTTCTTGAAAGACACCTTTAGAATCCCATTTGCTACCATTGTATGCAGCACTTGCAGGATGTGAGACCATAAATTTAGTACAATTTTCTCCACACATGTCTGCCCACTCCTGAGATTTTTTACCCATGTATACATAAACTAATCCAGGATGAAAGTTCTTGAGGTAATCAAACACATAGGCTACAAATGGAGCCCATATTTCATAATGTTTACCTATCTTACCAACTTCAGTTGTAAGAGCTGTATTCATCAAAAGTATACCCTGTCGGGTCCATTTTGCTAAATCTAAGGGTCTTTCGTACCCGTCCGGGTATAATTTTTCAACTTCATCAAGAATGAATCTTAAAGAAGGTTGTTCTCTTTCAGATTTACTGCAACTAAATGCAATACCATCTGCTACACCTAATGTAGGATAAGGATCTTGTCCAACTATGACTACCTTAAGTTCATCATATGGACACTCCTCAAATGCTCTAAAAACATCTTTTAATGTAGGAGTAAACCTTTTACCATCATTAGATAGATTGTATAGATCAGTTAAGATCTTTTCAAATTCTATGCTAAATATAAAAGGTTTAAGAACTCTTCCCCAACCACTAGGTTCAAGTTTATTAAATATTTTTTGTTTATATTCATCTATATTAAACACATTTGACATAATAGTGTATATTTGTTACTAATATTTAATGTTATGGTCAAAGTAAAAGAACTTAAAGATGATGCAGTATTAGAGATAACTGTAAATAAGAATTACTATCTCATGGCTAAAGCTGCATCTTTTGCAATTATTCAATCCTTAAATATTGAAGAAAAAGGGGATGAATACTTTAAAGAAACTATTACTAAAAAGTATGAGGAATTAGATCCTATGCAAAGAGCTTTTTATACTATTGTTCTTTTGTTATCTGAAATAGAAAAGACTGCAACAGAAAAGAACTTATGCATTGAAAAAGAAGTCCTTGAACCCGGGGACGAAGGTTACGTAGAACCTAAGATAGATTAATATTCCAATTTTCCCTTCCTAATTGTATACATGCTTCTATAGCAAGTACTAATTCCATTTTACTACAGTCTGCAAAAGACTTACAGTATTCAGCACCATCTGCATCATAACATAGACCAGCTTGTTGCTTTATAATTGTTTTCATTTCATCAAATGTATACCCTGACTCCTTTGCAAGTTCACGGATACATGCATGTACTTTAGCAAGTTGTGCTACAGAAGCATTGTCTGAAGTAAGACCCATAAAGATCTCAACCTGTTGTCCTTCAGGAAGTTTATCAAGAAATATCTGATAATTTAATTTTGATTTTTCATCAGGATAGACTAACTTACCATCCTGTTTAATCAGTTTTACTGTAAACATGTTGATTATTTTTAGTATATTATTATATGACAATGAATAACGGAGCTCTATACAACAGAAAACAAGCTACTCAAATCATTCTTGAATACTTAGCTAATTTTCCAGAGGCACCCTCAAAAACCCTTGCTAAAAAGATCTATACAGATCATCCTACATTTCCCTCATTTGAATCTGTGTATAGTAGAGTCAGATATTACCGAGGTCAACTAGGTACACAACATAGAAAGGGTCTCAAAGATAGATCTTTTCAAAAAGAACTCAAAATAGAATACACTATGAAAGAGAAATTTTTACCAGAGTCTTATGCTAATAAGCGTGACACTTTTGTATTTCCTACAGGATGTAAAACATTAGGTGTTATAGGTGATGTTCACATACCATATCAAGACAATGATGCTATAGAAGCAGCATTTACTGAAATGGAGAAACAAAACATTGACTCATTATACATCAATGGTGATCTATTAGACTTCTACCAGTTATCATTCCATGAGAAGGATCCAAGAATGGTTCACTTTAAGCAAGAAATAGAAGCCGGTAGACAATTCTTAGATTACTGTAGATCCAGATTCCCAGATATTCCTATTTACTTTATACCAGGTAACCATGAGAATAGATTTGAAAGATACCTTAGAGTTAAGGCATCAGAACTATTAGACATGGATGAGTTCAGACTTGATGTACTTCTACATGTAGCTGAATATGGTGTACAATATATTCCATTTAGATCTAAAGTTGTCTTTGGTGACTTCTTAATAGAACATGGAGATAAAATCCCTGGTGCTGGAGGTGTTGTACCTGCACGTACTGCTCTAATGAGACTAAAGACTAATTGTCTTATCAATCACTTCCATAAAACTAGTTCTAGCTCACAAAGAGTCTATGGTCCAGGAGAGTCTACAACTATCCGTGGATACAGTCTTGGTTGTTTATGTGAACTTACCCCTGAGTACCTTGAAATAAATGAATGGAACCATGGGTTTGCTATTCTAAAAAGAAATGGTAATTTAGTGCAAGTAAACAATTACAAAATAGAAGGTAACCAAATAGTCTAATGTTTCTACCAATAGAGTTTAGAGATGATCATGGTCCATATATTGAGCATCTAAATGTTACTCATATAACTAGGATATCTTTTGTCAATCCCAGAAATCCTGATGCAGGTAGTAAAATACATCTACGCACGGGTGAGATCTTAAAGACACCAATGGAGTTTGATCAATTATCCCAAGCAATTGATGATACTTGGGAATCTGCATCTACTCTTATTCTATCTACAATACTTTCTGAAAAAGCTAAACTGCTTCGGAAAGATGACCTACAGAACGAAGAAATTGAAGAACTTCCTCCTTTGAATGAAGCTTAAATTTCTTATCCGGCCAATCAAAATTACCCACAAACCATTCATCTTCAGCTTCTACTAAATCACTGTCTGTGGATATAAGTGAAAGATTGTTAAATATGTCTAGGACATAATAATAATAATCATATCCATTTTGACTGTCTAAGTTATTGATCTCTACTTTGTTAAAGCCAAGATCTGTTAAATCATTTTCTGTCATTTGTTAATTCTTTAGCAATTGTTTTGGCAATATATGTAGAACACTTATATCTTATTTTTACATACTTTGCTATAGTTTCTGGAAGCATATCCTGAATGTTCTTATTACCATCTCTTATCTCTGCAATAATGTGTTGTTTAATTAGATTAGCCATTATAAGGAGTCATTGTTTTCATGAATACTTCATGGTTAAGAATTTCATGTGGATAGTCTTTGGCAATCTTCCAATAGTCTTGATTCACTTTACTATACTCACCATGTTCTTTAATTCTTAGATCTCTAAAGCTCTTAATTGATAGAGTAACCATATGTAGGTTCTCTTTATCTGAAGATTCTAACATTGTAATCATGTTCTTTATCTCAGTATCATTAATGTAGCCCATTCTCTTTAGCAGTTGTAACTCTGCCATATATACAAAAGGACGGAATGTCCCAACTTTACTACCCTTGTGATACATGTACCACAGATAGTTTAAGTTTCTATCTACACTTTCTGTCAATTCATAATGCTCTTTTGCAATCTGTGCTGATAATTCCAGCATTTCATGTATCATGCTCTTTTCCATTTCTTTATCAAAATATATAACGAATTGTGTTCCCAGGGATGATCCTGTCATGAAGTTCTCTAAATTGTTTAATATAGTCAGACTTCCTCCTGTGTTCATACCTAATGTTATTTCCCCCAAACTGGGAAATTTTCTGCTCCTGAATCTTAGGTGTGTATAAAAATTCTTCACCGGGTAATTTATTTGCTACGTTGTACCAATGCTTTTCTTCATTATGAGTTAAAAAGATTACCTCAGCTTTAACTCTGTCATCATTCCATCCATAAGTTTTTGCTATCCCATTAATTTGTCTAAACAAACCTTCATAATGATGTAACCAATTATCATGTACAATAACAGGACTAAAGTTTAAATGAACTTCATAACCCGCATTTAAAAAAGATGACACAGCAAATAATCTTTCAGTAATAGTACTTGTATTTGGTTCAAGCTGTTCTTGTAACTCAAATGGCATTAGACTGAATCTAATTCTAACTTTACCTTCAGGATTAAATGATAGAAGTTCTTGATTTACATACTTAGTAGCAAATGAACCCATAGCAAGTGGATGATCTCTAAAGAACTTAAAGATTGTTTTCCAGTCATGATACTTAGCATGTAGAGCAAAGTCCTCATTACAACTGATATCATATGTAATATAATCTCCAGTCTGATTTGGCTTCTCTACATCTGCAAAGAATGCATGGGAATTAATTTCTGTCAGGATATCCATAGTATTCTTAGCTATGGTCAATCCTTCCGGTTTATGTCTCTTCATATAACAGTAAGTACAGTTATACAAACAGCCATGACCAAAAGAAGGAGCAATATAATCAGTGCTCCTCCCACTTGGTCTAATAATCATACTCTTTCTAGTGACTTTTTCTACAACTGACATAATCTCTTAATCCGCTGTACCTTCCTAACACATGTAGAAATTATCACTTTAGAAAGTTAATGTAGGCTTGTGCAGCTTTTCTGGAAGTATATTCCATATTAAATCCTGCACGGTTCTTAACAGTCTTCCAAAAGAACCATAAGAATCTCTTCTGTACAACATAATAGCGCATATAGCCATCTGTTTCTTCTACTATTCTGTAATCTTTCTTGTTTACACTCATCATTCTAGATTTAAATTATACTCTTCTAATATTTCTCTAAGCTTTTTTCTAAGTTTATCAGCTCCTTCAACTTCTTCTAAAGTAGCTTCTCTTCCATCAAATTGTCCATACTTAACAATTTTTCTAAGCTCCTGGTCAATATCCCAAACAGCACCTTTCCATTGATAAGCATCTAATGCTGCTCTAGCATCATCTCTTTCTTCAACAGAATCAAACTCAAGAATTATCTTTCCCATTTGTTACATCTTTTAATTGATTCCATAT